GGGATACCCTACTCGGAGCGCTCCCTTCGGACAGTTCCCCAACGCTCCTCGCAGGGCCCTTGCATGCTGACCTCGGCTGTATGCCTCTCTGAGCTCCTGACAGCCTCATACAGAGGAGATAGAAGCAAAGTTGATAAATATATCGAGCAATATAAAAAGCCCCTGAGAATGGCTCTCAGAGGCTTCAGCGCTATTACCAGGCATATATCCTTGGCGGATAGGGGTTGGAGAGATCAGCAATGTTGATCGTGAAAGAGTTGCAATGCTTAAGGCTTACATCCCATGAGTTAGGCTTAATAGGTGAGCTGCCGCTTTCATTTTCGATGTTCATCGGGCCGCTGAAATAACAGCCTATAAAATCAAGCCTGATATGCACATTAGTTGTAGTGGAGTTGCCGAGCTTTGTGCAAACAGATCCATTTGTATCCATGATACAGTTTGAAACTAACAGATTGCTGCTTGTCCATTGAGATATATTTACGCCATCGTAAGTAGTTCGATCGTGCATATAGAATGCTCTGCCGGTTGCTTCATTATGGAACTCGCATCCATCCATCTCAATGTAAGTATAAGCATCAATTCCGAAGCCTATTGTATGACGGTAGCCGAACTCATTGCCTCCGCTGCTGATATCATTAGCATATTTATAGCACTTGACATTGATATATTTTACCAAGGCATTTGCATACTCGCCCTGGCCGAGCGGATCTTCGTGGATACAATATCTTCCGTTCTTGCACTGTATCTCAATATTCTCGATAGTAGCTGAGGCAGCCACATTGAGAGGAGAAACTGTCTTGCTCTGCGGCTCTGTCAATCCGTCAGCTTCCGTAGGAGCCCATTTGAGCACAACATGGCCTCTGCCTATTATGTGAGTATTTTTCGGCACCCATACGCAATAGGGGAAATAATCCATTGCCGGATTAGAGCCGGTATAAACAGGCACGCCGGCATCTGCATATTCCTGGAAAATATCATACTCGCCTCCCTGTACATAGATAGTTTTCGGCCTGTCATCATCTTTAAGAGCAAGGAGAGCCTCAGTGAATGAAGAGAAATCAGCTCTGGAAGCGATCTTATCTACCACATAAGAGCGTGGCACTTTTTCTATATCCGGGATGTAACTATCATACGGATAGATATAGAATGTAAGCGTTTCAGCTGCTCCGGAATAATTGTAGAATCTTATTTCTCTGTCAGTGCTGTCATTCTTAAAAGTTATTTCTCTATCCCATTTTTTAATTGATTTGAAATTTCCTGTATTGCCGTTCCCATATATATTTATGGTAGACTGAGTGGGATAAGAAGCTGCAACTATCCTGTATGAAGTATCCGCCTTAAATGTGAAGGAAGCTGAAACAACAGTAGGAGAAGCAGGGAAAGTGACTTCAAGGGCAGTGATGCCTCCGAGCAGATCGCTCAGCCACTTAAACACTCCATCAAGTGTCACACATTCACTCCAGGAGCTCCATCCGCTGTTTTCATCTTTATAGCGATAATACACTGTGCCTTTTTCCAGTGCGGTAGAGATCTCAGCATAGAACTGAGTTGTCCATCTGCTGATCGTTTTTAATACGAAAAGGCTGCCCATTTTAGTTGAAGGCATATTAGCAGCAGTGGTCGCTATCAGATAAGCACCTACATCTGTAAAATTATCCAGATCATCTCCGACAACTGAATAACCTCTGTATCTGATAGAATCATCAAAGATCACTCTGACAAAAGGCTCAATAGTAAAGCCAGCATTTATTCTGATATATTTAGAGTTAAGGAGAGGCTTAACTATAGCCACATTCTCTAAATAAGATGCAGTGCCGGTGCTCTGGAAACTATAATTTTCATCATAGAACAGTACCATATTAGTCATATCATAGGGAGTGCTTCCGACATATATCCGCCTGTTTACAACGATATAAGGACATCCGGCTGGTATCTCTATATAATCAGAATATTTCAGAGAGCCGTTAACGGCTTCTGTTCCGTCATACTTCAGATATTTACCATTTGTCCAGCTTACTCCTGACAGGTCTATAAAATCCGGATTTGATCTGAAAAGGCTGTAGATATTATTACCTGTAACCCTTGCATCAGCAGCTGCTCCTCCCACTGTAAGAGAAGTATCTACCGGAGGGGAGGATGGATTTGTGATATGATCAGTCAGCCAGCTCGTAACAAGTCCGGATACAGGATCAGCGATATGAGCTGCGTAGTCAGCAGCCTCATCAGCACTGTCTGCAGCTGCGATAGCACTGGCACCTGCCCTGACAGACCAGTAATGAGCATAATTCTGGTACTGCGGATCAGACGGAGTGACAGGATCTCCATCAATGGTGCCTACAGCCCACGCCTCAGCTTGCTGTCTATCGGCCTCCGCTGCCTGAGCAGATGCTTCAGCTCTTTCAGCGCTGTCGAGAGGGTCCTGCCATGCCTGGATCTGATCTACCATCCACTTCAGATCATAGCTGTACGGATCGCCGGGGATGTATGGATTATTTGTAGGATCGTATGGCATATCATTCCTCCTCCAGAGCTGTTACTCTGTCCTTGAGGGCATCTATCTCATCCTGCATCTCTTTGAGCTTTCTGATCATCCATTTAAGATCATAGCTGTACGGATCTCCTGCTACATAGGGATCCTGAGGTGAATAAGACATGGTTTACCTCCTTAATAAACTAACAAATTGAACTCGATATGGAAGTCATCAGCTATGTAGTCGATGATATCGAGCTTCGGAGCGATATTGAGCTCTTCCTGGAGCATGGCTTGTGAAGTCACGACACCTATATTCCCATGGATGTGAGATTCAAAGTCTCTCTGATCCTTGCCGGAGCCAATGCTCTTCCTGTCTGCCTGGTATGTAGTAGCATTATCCGCAGATATCTGCTGCTCATAGGAAGCTCCGGGAGAGAAGTCATCATCAGCTTTTTCGTGCCTGTTGTAGTTTTCCAGGGGATCATACTCTTCGATCATGGCATCATATGCTCTCTGCCATACATAGAGCCTTCTGTTGCTCCAGCTGGTGATATAATACTTCATGACAGCCGGATCTGGACAGAAGAGAGGAGCATTGCCGTACTTGAAGAGGATATGATCGACTACATCCTGCAGAGCGACAACCGGATCATCGTTCTCGTCTACCGGAAGGACCATGTCATCGAAGAGCGTAGGATCATAGTCTATCAGGGCCAGTATTCCGCCCTGCTGCATCTCATTCACTAACATCGATGTTCACCTCCTGTTCTGAGCCTCCGGGGATGTCAGGTCTGTTAAGGATGGGCTTTATGCTGGTGCCGAACATCTCATTGACCTTCCTGCAGGATTCTTTGAGCGTTTCTATCCATACTTCAGACCGGATGAATGTTTCGGCATTGCCTGCATCCACTTCAGCAGTGAGCATGCGCTCCTTCTTGTCATCCAGCATCCGGACACCTATCTCTCTGTAGAAGTCAACCAGCGTGGTCCTTCTGGCATCGAGCAGATCTCCAAGGATGTAGTTAGCCTTCAGATCTCTGTCAAACTGATACCAGGGAAGGCTGTCCGGGTTGGCCTTATCCTTCTGCAGGATCCTATCATCGACTATGGCATCATCTCCGTTGATGATCTTCTCTCTGATAGCTTTGAGTGTTCTTGCGCTCTTATCAGAAGAGGCTATCATGGCATATGCCAGTCTGCTGTTCCTGGCTGAACTTCTGATGGAAGTATCTATCTCTTTGAGCTCTGCTGCATACTTTGTAATGATGTCATATACACCTACATAATCCGGGCTGAGCTTAATGAGAGATGCTTCCACTCCGAGCTTTAAGGGCCTGTCGAACTGGAAGAAGGGAGTATTGACTATAGCTCCTGCAGGCTGATACTGAAGGCCGAAGCCTGTGAGCGTTCCGGGCTGAGCTACAACTCCATAAGTTTTGGATCTGAATACTATCTGATAGCCGAGCATGAACAGTCCGAACTTCAGAGCATCCTTATCCCAGGCATACTGAACTACCTTTTCTTCCGGTGCAGCTGCCTGATCGCCTTCCGGAAGTCCTTCAAAGTCTATGAGGGCCTGGAGCCTCTGGAAGAGTGATCTGGCCCAGTAGTCCATTGAAGCATTCGGATAGTTATTCTGAAAAGGAGGCGCATTGTACAGTCCTCCGTACATATAAAACATATTTCACCTCCTATTCATAGAAGAAGCCGGATTCCAGGAAGCGCTTTATCTCCAGCTGTTCCGGAAGAGGCCCTGTTATGGGGACATTGCCTTCGCTGACGATATTATATCCCGGAAGAGATGATATCTGAAAGTTAGTGCATAAGGGCTTTCCATGCTCCGTATTATCTCCATCTGTTACATGGTAGAAAACGCTGTCTAATGTCATGACTGCTGTATAGGTATTCAGAAGGCTGCCTCCAACTCCGGAGTTGGCTCCTGTGCCTCCTATCGCATCCAGAGCAGTACCTATTCCGCTATTGAACGCTCCTGCAACCATACCCGGATTTCCGGTCTCTATTGCCAGCGCAGCTGCTCCTACAGTACTTATAAATCCGCTGAAGAAATCCTGGCCCTTGCCGTCTCCTCTGAGCGCAATGGGAATCCCCCACTGGCAGTCGACCTGAGCGAGAAGCTGCCTGCTGGTATAGGCATATACTTCCATACGGCATATCCCAGTAAAGGCATCCATAAGGGGAATAACTTCTATTTTAGTCTCTCCTATAAGTCTGCTCGTATCGAGTGCTATAGTGCCTGCTCCTGGAATAGTCAGATAATAATTACTGTATGGGCTTGCATCAAGATACAGCCCTCTGCTATCCTGCGGATGTTTATACAGATCGAAGGAGAAGCTGGATGCTGCCATCAGGGGATCTGTGATCACACTGCCCTGAACGGATGTGCTTGTCCATGCTCCTATGCTCACATAAGCAGGTGAAGCTGTTATGAATCCTGAAGGAAACCACATCGCTCCGCTGATCAGGCTCTGAGGATTTCCGCCGAAAAGACAGCCGAGCTGAGCTATTATATCCGACAGCTGGAAGCTGTTGAGCTTCGTATAAAGCTCATTGATCAAAGCGACAAAGGATGTCATGTCAAGCTCGATCAGAGTAGCAACGCCTCCTGTGTTCGTGCCAGCTATACTCAATACCATTCTGCCATTTGCAAATGTATCCTGATATCCGGTGGCTACTTCCTGGTGATATTTTGTTGTTCTTGATGTTATAGGATAATAGTTATCCTTGATGTAGCTGTTATAAGCATAGGCTGATCTGAGCACATACAGATTCGCATTGCCTATTTCTGTCTTATAAGTAGCCAGCACATCCACTTTGAGCTGAAGGACACAGAGATTCTCTCTGAGCATGTTCTTTCCCACTATCCAGTAATATCTGTCCAGTAGCTTCGCATAGTTGTAGCCGGATACAGTAGCCCAGTCTATGGACAGTGTTATTTCAGGGTTGGAGATGTCACAGCCTTCCTTCAGAGTGATGTCATACTCAGCCCACGCTGTTACAGTGGGCTGAGCAGTAGAGTTTTCAAGTTTGGAGAAGCTTCCGAGCGAAATCTTGTAGGCCATGATCTTCTCCTCCTTTCATTATGCTAGATAATATACTATGATATTTTCCGTCTGATCCAGCATGTGGGATTTGCCCCACGAATACGTGACATTGTAGTACCCCCCACGGTTATTCACAGGGCTAGTAAGTACATCTTCAAGATGGATGGAAGTTACAAGAGCATCTGCATCAAAGAGCATAGCCAGAACATAGCTCTGCTGGATCCTGTTTCCGTTGGCGCTTTCGCCGGTAACTACATCGAGCTCGTTGGGAATGATATCTATTGCCATGGGGTCATTCGGATTAGACCAGTACTCAAGACCAGTGTAGTCAGATAAGCGAAGGTACGAATCTCTAAAGAGCGAAGGGAATATGGATGCTTCAGCCTGACGGAGAATGGGCTCATAAACTATCAGCCTTCTCTTCTCAGGCGGAGTGTGCCTGTTGAGAACAAGAGCGTTTCCGCCATCATCGTTCTTAGCCGGGTAGATATGGAACAGCTCATTATACTCTTCCATGAGAGCCATGTCTCCCTTGAGACGCATTACGAAGAACTTCATGAAGCTCTCGAAATCTGTTCCGAGAAGATCAGCAACAGTCTTGGTGGTGCCGTAGAATGCGTTATATTCAGTTACAAGATTAACTGCAGAACGAGGAGCACCTACATCCAGGGTAGCGCCTATTGCGTTCAGAACCTGGAGCCTATTTTCAGCATCAACATCAACTTCAAGATCATTAGCTATCTGAATGAGAAGAGCGCTTACAAAAGCACTGAAAGAGGCCTCATTCTGGAAGCACTGCTTGAGCTGGTATCTCCAGACAGTGTAATTCTTCTGGGTCACTTTCAGCGAAACGAAGTTGATCTCAAGCGGATAAGTTTTAGTGATCTCCCAGGGATCAATGGAAGCTCCGTCTACCAGCTGAGTACCATTGATGTTAGTGTTGAAGTTTTTGCTCTCCTGGAGCTTAGTAGAATAGAAACTGATCTTGCGAGTGATCAGGCCGAACTCCTGAGGAACTCTCATTATTACTCTGAACTTTCCTCTGTAGGGCCTGGCGGCTACGATATTGCGACCTATTACGGCGCTCAGACTTCCGACTGTATTCTCATAGCCGGTCCTGAGCATGGCTTCGCCAACAGTGCAGAAGCTGCTGGTATCGAAGGCAGTCAGTGAGTTGTTAGATCCCCACATTTCCTGGGCCATAGCATTAACTATGCCGTATACATCTGTGGGCGTAAGTGTGTTAGCCATTTGTTATTCCTCCTTAAAGAAATTAGTAAAGATATCTTCAACGCCCAGGGGCTTGATATCCGCCATCGAGGGCATTCCGGCCATCTTTGCCAGCTTATCGAAAAGCTGATCATACTTTGTCGAGACAGCATCCAGCGCTGCCTTTACCGGATCAGGCTTCTCTTCAGCCTTCTCCTGTTTTTCGTTCTTAGGCTCCTGTTCCTTCTTTTCTTCCTTTTTCTCCTCTGCCGGAGCCTCAGGAGCTGCAGCTTTATCGGCTGCAGCGTCCTTCTGCTCCTGGGGAGAAAGAGATGAACCTTCTTTGGGCGAAGCGGTCATTTTCCGGATCTCGTCTGCAGTGAATCCCGCATCGATCATCTTCAGAACATCATTAGCATTCATTTCTCTTTCCTCCTATACTATTGAATAAAGCTGCTGCATGGATCCCTGCGTAAGAGGTCCGGCGCTTCCGTCCGCCTCCAGGGGGTTTCCATATATATCTACATGATCCATCTGATAAGCAGTGATGGCATCAATGGTAGCAGGACCGCAGGATCCGTCTATGGAGTTGTCTGCTCCGGGAGCATAGCAGCCTGCCTTGTTGAGAGCCCACTGCACAGCCTTAACTCCTTCGCCTCTGGCATGCCATTTGTTGACATACTCCATGCTGAAGGGATATGGATCCACTTCAGGATTGACTATGCAGCCTGCGAACTCATATGCGCTGCTCATGCCATAGTTGTTTCCCTTGGTGATCTGTCTGTTCTGGCAATAGCATCCGGGAGTGTAATTCCATCCGGATTCCCAGGTAGTGATGAATCCGCCTTTTATCTTTTCAACAGATATCACATGACCATTCATTCCGTCAGCCTTCAGGAGAACTATCATGCCTCCTACTGCTGCCTTCTGCCAGATCTCCAACCCTTCCTGCTTTGCCAGCGTGAGCATATAACCCGGATATGCATTGCCGAGAAGATTGCATCCGGGAGCTTCGGTGAGCTCATTGAATCTTCCCACTGCAGCTCCTATGCAGTTGGCAAGGACAGATCCGGTGTATGGTCTGTTATTAGGATTCCCTTCTATGCAGGGATTCCATCCTCCGAAGGATCTGTTAAGATAGTATTTGTTGTCCTTGTCCGGACAGCTCGTTCTCATCTTCATTCTAATACCTCCCTCGATATCCAGAGCATGTAATAATCTTCTGCAGTAGTATCTCCGCCTATGGGATATGGCGGATAGAATATTCCCTGATACACATAACCGGCCCAGGGAGGATCCCAGCTGTTTCCGGTCCTTGTCCGGATGTTGTCTGTGACTATCGGAGGAGATGTATAATTCCATCCCGATTCACTTGTCCGGACTGTATAGGAATCTATAACTTCTTCAATAACAGCGCAGTGACCGGCATTTCCGTCATCCCAGCATATAACTCCGCCTACCTGAGGCTCATTTCCGTAAGATAATCCCTGGGAGATAGCGATTCCAAGCATCTGATTCGCATTGACGGATGCCAGCCATGTGCATGCTCCTTCATTAAGCATCTCATTGAATCGGCCTACAGTATATCCGACACAGTTTGGAAGAACAGAGCCTGCAAAAGGCCGAAGGCCATAGTTATTATTTCCCTGAATGCATGGGCTCCATCCTCCATATGAAGTCATGATATAATAATCAGAATAGATGTCTGCAGGCGTAGGCATTATTTATCCAACTTTCCTACCAGTGTAGTTATTGCAAGCTCTAACTTGTTGATAGCTTCCTTCAGGGAACTTGTCTCTTCCTTATGAGATTCCAGCTGGCTCTTCATGTACCAGAAGAGCAGAAGGCACATTGCTATAGGGAATCCGACTGACGATACGATCTGAACTATTTCATCCATGAATAAATACCTCCTATGAAAAAAGAAGAGGCACAGTAGGCCGTCGCTGCCAGATCCCGCACCTTCCGGGTGCTCTTCGTGGGCTGTGCCTCCTCTTCTTTTGTATCATATGCACAAAAATCTGTCAAGATGTTTGTGATAAAATATTAAGTTATATCAAATATCTGTTTGAACATGGATATCATCCCCAGATCGGAGAACAGGATGCAGCCGGCATAGTAGTAAGGCTTCATCCAGGCGAACTCCATTGCAAGCCTCTCCCGGTCTGTCCTGGATGCTGAATACTTCGGAGCATTCACTGACCGGAACTTTGCCCTGCAGATGTAATATCCTCCCGGCCTTTCCCAGCAGAAGAGCTTATCATCGTAGCTGAAAGCAGGCTGAAGATGTTTGATGGGAATGTTCTTCACATAAGGGCTCTCATCATAAGCGAACTCGTTTTCCATTGCCATCTTGTAAAAGTCGCTTTTCCTACTGATGGCCTTCATCATGGCTGTTCCGGACCTGAGCTCTGTGACAGTCTGAGAGAAGGGCTGCAGGATGTATATGCCCTGATCGGTGAGCAGCTCCTCCTTGCCCTTCCTCCTCATGTAAAGTATATCATCAGTGATGCCCAGGGCCTCCAGGATCGGTGAATCTATCCTGTTGGTGTTAGCCAGGAGCCAGGCTCTTAATGGCGGAAGCCCTTCCAGCTCTCTGTTGCCGTTGATGGTAGTATAGGCATTAAGGAATGAATCTCCTTCCGTTTTCTTTGTGACAACTCCCTTTTCCGGGATAAACTCATCAAAGACAAGGTCAGAAAAGGCCCTTCCGGAAAAGCCTCGCATATGAGCTATCTCACTCAGAGATGTTGCTATGCCGCGCTGATCTCCGGGTATAGCCCTTCCTTCAGCATCCGGATGCCAGTCGCATATCCTGCAGAGCTTCTTACTCTGCTTGAAAAGCCCTACATGATATTCAGGCTCAAATGCCTTATAAGGATTCAGATCCGGAGATGCTGCTATAAGATCCAGCTCCGCAGTAGTCCTCCTGAGGAGCACATGCTGAAGCTGGTGCCTCAGCATGCACTGAAGAGCTCCATATGTTTTACCCACCTGTCTTTTTCCCAGGATGACGATGATAAAGGCTTTCCTCTGGGAGATGTACTCAAAATTGAGCCAGCCTTCCGGAAGATATAGATCAGTCATAAGTTGCTCTCCATATCGGATCAGAATCATCATTGAGCTTCAACTTACTTAATGTTTGATAAGAAAGGCAGCATTCCCCACTATATACACTATATAAAGGGCAATCTCTACATGCGTTTCCAGGCAATTCAAGATGCAGAGTGCATACAGTCTTGAGTAATGCTAAAGCGCTTATAATATCATTTCTCGTTATTTCAGGGCTATTATCCATTATAATTCCTCCTCATCTCTAAGTATTTCTGTAATAAAGCAATCCCAACAAACTTCGCAGGCGTTCTTAAACTCCTGATAATGTTTACATTTATCATTAGTCCAGTCATAAACATAGTCCTTGCTGACAATATCATGAGGACAAAAGTGAGATGATATATACTTGAACAAAATATTATCTAACATAGATCCTCCTCATTTATAATATTCTTATCCCCATCTCTGAACTTCCAGTGGAAATTGCCTTCAATGGACAGGCATTCCTGGTAGTCTCTGCCTATGCTCAGTAGATAGTCGCATGGCAGCATGGCAACATTATAATGCACCTCTATCTCCCGGCCCTGCTCGTCATGAAGCTTAAAGGCCGGAGGTGGATTGTACCACAGGCAATTCTTTCCGGTGTCCTTGCCTTTGAAATTAAAGCCGAGCCTGAAGTTCTCCAGGGATCCTACGATCCTGCTGCCGGCCTTCTTCGGAACTCCTGCCACAGTCAATGTCAGCTTGCCATCTTCAACTGTAGCATACTTCTTTGCTCCCCAAACTCTCATACCTTCTACATAGGGCTCTTCGGAAATCGTTCCCAGCTCATGATCCCAGCCTTTGATGTCCTGGTACACAAGCTGCATACCACATCTTCTGTGATACTCGCTGAGCTCTTTCTCCAGGGCTTTTATTTTCGGCCTGTTCACTTCTGGACGCAAGCAGAAGATGCTGTCTGTATCACAATAGACAAAATCCTCTCCAACTGCATCTATCATCTTTTGAAGATATACCCGGCCGAGCGTAGCTACCATAGCTCCCCACACATACGGCATGAAATAGCTGATGCTGTTCTGATACTTCTCCAGAAACTCTGCAGGATCCTCCGGATCCTTGAGAACTATGCCTTCTTCCGTCAGCTCATACTGGTCTCTTAATGGGGCAGTGTAGGCCATTCCGAAAACTCCGTTGACATAGGTCTTGGAAAGAGCATACTCCACCTCCTGGCCGGGAACTCCCTTCAGCTCCGTTTTCTTTGCGTAAAGCTCCAGGATGTAATTGCGGACAATATCCGGAAGATATCCCTTCCTTGCATACCATCCCCGGATGATGATGGCATCGGAAAAATCATACTGGGCTTTTACGATGGGCCATTCAGCTCCGAAAAGAGAAAGCTGTATGGCCTTAAGGCCTCCTATATATCTTCCGTTATCGGTGTATGCCATGTTGCTGCCTTCCACTATGACCATCTTTGCAATGGAGATGTAAGGCACCGGCACTCCCTTCTTAAGCTCCGGATCCATAAGGACGACATCGAACATGCAGCAGTATCCTTCCGATTCAAACAGCTCTATTGTATCCATGAAGCTGCCCGGAGATATGGGGCTCCAGTGCCCTATAGGATATTCCGGATAACAGACCATTTGGGCTGGATATGAAGATACAATATCGACATGCAGAAGATCCTTCAGGATCTGCCCGGTATAATGCCTGTTGGCGTGAGTGTTTCCTCCTCTGGCAAGGCGCTGGAGCAGCTGATATTGCTTCAGATCTACATGCTGCTTATCGAGCATCTTCCAGTAACGCTTCTGCTCTTCGGACCGCTTCTTGATACCAACTCCGAGCCTCTTTTTAAGCTCCTTGCGGATGAAGGATGTAGATGTAGGGCAGCCTGTCCATATGGGCTCTTTTCTTGCCTCCAGAAAGCCCTTAATGGCCTCTGAGAGCGACAAAACATCGAGAGCCGAGTAAATATATGTATTATCATCAAGCTCGCTGTAAGGCGTTCTCAGGAGGCTGTAGTCCATTATCTCTTTATCCTTCTTCCATACTTTGCTCCAGTCCTTCGTGAGGCTCTCCAGGCTCATGTTCGTCATCTTGTAGCTGTCCCTGAACATCCATCCGTCTTTCGTTACTATCGTGACCGGATGATGATCATCCAGGGCAAAGCATTTCTCCGGCTCTATGTTCCAGAGCTTCTGAAAGAAGAAATGCTCATATCCGAGATTGTGATCAAAGCAGATGAGCCTTCTGTTATCTGCCAGCCGGAAGTATTTTGTTATCCAGGCAAAGATCTGAAGAGCATGCCTATACTCCCGGACCATTATGACATTATCATAGATGTTCCACTGAAAGAGATAAGGAAAAGCTATCGGAGGATCTTCGTCCGTTCCTGCATAGTCGAGCTCTCCCGGCCTTATGGTAGTTGTCTCAATGTCAAAGGCGCAGGGATAGTTATAATATTCTATCCGGTTGCGCCCATTGCCCTTTGAACATACTACAGTAACATCTCCGGCATACTGATCCGACAGCTGCATGATCAGCCTCTCCGCATCTGCGTATTCATGGATGATGATCTCTTTCCCTTGCCAGGATACTTTCCTCATCTCTTCTTCCTGGGATTCTTCCCTATCGACAGCGCCACCTTGTTCCGTCTCTCCTGCAGCTGCTTCGCCTTCTTTTCGGCAGCTGTCTTTTGAGCTTTTATGGCCTTCCTTGATTTAAGCGCAGCTTCCAGGGCTTCTGATGCTTCCATCTTCGATGCTATGGCTTCTGCTATCTGCTCTTCGGATCCGGACCATATGTCCCCGGAAAGCTCCGCTTCATCTTTGGCAGCCTGAACAAGATTGACTGCCCTGTAATAATCCTGGATGTTGGATGTATCCACCTGGATCAGGATCTCAGCAAGCTCTTCATCCGTAAGATCCAGGCCCATCTTTCCGAGCGTTTTGTTAGCCTTAGATACATTCGCCATCTTAACTTCTTTCCAGCCGGTCTTAGTTGTGCTCTTTCCGGCAAGGAACTTATTGAGTTTTTCTATCTGCGCCTGAGCCTGCTCATAAGAAAAGCCTTTGGATGCAGCGGAGAACTTTTGTCCGCCTATGTAAAACTCCAGGGCTTTGCGCTGGCCTGCAGAAGCTCTCTCAAGCCTCCTGTTGGCTCTCCTGGTAAGCAGCTTTATCTCCGACTGCTGCTGCTTCGTCATCTTTGCCATATTATCCTCCTATGAGAAAATGCCCGGCACGAAGCCGGGCTGAGTGATAATTTACTTCCTGCCTCTGGCAACCTTCTTCTCCTGGGCATCCAGGATCCTTGCTACCTCATCCAGGACCGCTTCAGTGTCCTCATCGGAGAGCCTCAGGAAGAATCTCTTATAATACTTGTTATCCTTCCCCAGATCCTCCGGCATACCTATGAAGCTGTCATAGTTTTTTCCAGCCGGTACAACTCTGAGATTGTACAGGGCCAGGCCCGGCAGCTCCAGCGTGAAGAATGTTCCGAACTCCAGTGCTCTGACATTCTTGACTTCCCACTCTTTACCCAGTGTGAATGCAGCTCTTTCTTCTTTCTTTGCCATTGATTTGTACTTCCTTTCTTGTAGTTTGGCTAAAGCGTTCTTTTTATAACAGCCCGGATCTCATCCCAGGATCCGGAGTTGATATCCTCTATACAGGCTTTCATCTCTCTTCCGAGAGCGCTCCTGTCATCGTAGCGCTCCTGTAGGGATCTGAGGCCCTGCAGCACTATATCAGTTGCTACCATGGAGAGCATCCGCTCTCCGTACTTTTCTCTTATTTCTATGAATCCCATTATTCCTCCTCCTTTACCAGGCAGATCAGGAAGGCTATGAATGCCATCCAGAAGAATACTCTTAATATAAGAGTCATATCAGCCACCTATAATCCCCAAAGAACTTGTCATCATAATCTATCTGCGCCTTGAGCTTTTCGAGTGTTCCGTTCCAGATCTGAGAATCTATCCGGATGAGCTTATCTTCCAGGGCTTCCTCTTCCCATACTACGATGTAGCACTCATCTCCCCAGCCCGGACCTACCAGGCGCCGGATATACCGGCCCTGATAGATAATAGCTTCATTACTTGATCCCATTGAGTATCTCCTCCGTCCATTTCTGATTCCACATATCCATCTCAGTTTCGCAGATGCCCTGGATCTTAAGAAAATCCTCTCTGCTGATAGCCAGGTCATACATGGCTACCTCTTCCACGCCTCTGAGCCTGTTGCTTACCATCTTATAGATCCTGTAAGCTTCCACTTCATTGCCCTCCTGGAACTCCGCCAGGCGCTTGATGCTCTCAATAGCTTTCATATACTTATCCATCTTGTTCCTCCTTCCGGCCGGAGCCGTTTTCTGCCTTCATTATACTCTTATATGAAGGCCTTGTCCGCATCTTCACAGAAAACACACACAACTTCACACAATCTTCACATACTACCTGGCAGCCGAGGTCAGCATGCAAGGGCCCTGCGAGGAGCGTTGGGGAACTGTCCGAAGGGAGCGCTCCGAGTAGGGTATCCC